TTCCCTCCCCCAACATCTGAGAACGTTCGTATCCGCAACACCCCCCCATACATTTTCTATTTTGTACACCCCGGGGGTATATATTTTTGGAAAAAATATCCCATGTCAGCGCGGCACATATTTTTTGTTTAAACCTATTGCGAACGTTCGTGAGAACGTTTAAACTCTACAAATGACGCCACGCAGACAACTCGTATTGGACTTCATCAAGGCTTACATTCGTATCCACGGCATAGCGCCGTCTTACGAAGTTATTGCCAAGGGTCTTGGTATGAAGTCAAAGGCCAATATCCACAGGATCATCCATAGATTGCAAGCTGACGGATTTCTTACAACAAAGCCACACAAGTTCCATTCCATCAAAATTGTGGATCGCAGTGTTAGAGAGATGGCTTCCCTGTGACGTTACTGACCAAAACAGAAATTGGTGAGTATTTGTCCATTGTGGACACATTGCCTGAAGCTGAGAGAAACAAGGTTTATAGGTTATTGGAGTTGGACAGGATTGAGCGTTGTCGGGAAAATTACCTGTATTTCGTCACGCAGATGTGGCCCGGGTTTATTTCAGGCAAACATCATCAGATCATGTCAGATGCTTTTGAGCGTGTAGCGTCTGGTCAGCTTAAGCGTTTAATCATTAATATGCCTCCTCGGCACACCAAGTCCGAGTTTGCGTCATATCTGTTGCCATCGTGGTTTCTTGGTAAATATCCTGCAAAGAAGATTATTCAGACAGCCCACACCGCAGAGTTGGCTGTTGGTTTTGGTCGTAAGGTCAGGAATCTTGTGTCTTCAGAAGCGTATGCAAAGATTTTTGATACCAAGTTGTCGTCAGATTCAAAAGCCGCAGGACGTTGGAACACTGACGCAGGTGGAGATTACTTTGCTATCGGCGTAGGCGGAGCCGTAACTGGTAAAGGCGCAGATGTATTGATCATTGATGACCCGCATTCTGAGCAGGAAGCCAGACAAAACAACCCCGCAGTGTTTGACGGTGTCTATGAGTGGTATACATCAGGCCCTCGCCAGCGTCTACAACCCGGTGGGGCCATCATTATTGTGATGACGCGCTGGTCTAAACGAGATCTAACCGGGCAGATCCTTAAAAACTCGGAAAAAGAGGGTGTAAACGACTGGGAAGTAATTGAATTTCCTGCAATTTTGCCGTCAGGGACTCCTTTATGGCCCGGATTTTGGAAAAAAGAAGAGCTTGAAGCCATTAAAGCTGAAATTCCTGCCGCTAAATGGGAAGCGCAGTACCAACAAAACCCAACCGGCAATGAAAGCGCCATCATCAAGCGGGATATGTGGAGGATTTGGACTGAAGAGACGCCCCCACCCTGTGATTACCTCATACAAAGCTGGGACACAGCCTTTGAAAAGAACAACCGCGCAGATTATTCAGCTTGCACCACGTGGGGAGTCTTTCAGCATCCCGATGCGCAGGGTAATTTGAAGCCAAATATTATTGCTCTTGACTCGTTTAAACAGCGTATGGAGTTTCCAGAGCTAAAACAAAAAGCTATGGAGATGTGGAAGGAATGGAACCCAGACACATTGATTATTGAGAAGAAAGCGGCTGGCGCTCCGCTGATATATGAGCTTCGGATGATGGGAATCCCTTTACAGGAGTTCACACCAAGCAAAGGAAACGATAAGATAGCGCGTGTAAACGCGATATCAGACCTGTTTGCATCTGGCGTGGTCTGGTGTCCTGAAACCCGCTGGGCTGATGAGTTGATGGAAGAACTCGCAGCTTTTCCTTATGGCGACAACGATGACCTTGTTGACTCAACCAGTCAGGCGCTGATTCGATACCGGCAGGGCGGGTTTATTGGAATAGATTCAGATGAGCAAGAAGAGGTCAGGTATTTCAAAGGCCGCAGAACCGAACGATATTACACAGTTTAAGGATTAAAAATGGCAACAAGTTCAATAGATAAAGGTTTGTACGCAGCCCCTTTGGGTATGGAGCAAGAGAATGATGCTCCTATTGAAATTGAAATTGAAGACCCCGAGGCAGTTCATGTTGGCATCGGAGATCTTCAAATTGACATGATGCCTGAAGAAGAGACATCAGAAGATTTTGACGTGAACCTTGCGGAGTACATGGATGAGTCTGAAATCTCAAAATTAGCTTCAGACTTGATTGATGACTTTGAAAAAGACACCCGCGACCGCAGAGATTGGATTCAAACCTACGTCGAAGGCTTAAAGCTTCTGGGTCTGCGCTATGAAGAGCGTACAGAGCCTTGGCAAGGAGCCTGCGGTGTATTCCACCCAATGCTGACAGAGTCCGTTGTTAGGTTCCAGTCTGAAGGTATTACCGAGACATTCCCAGCTATGGGGCCAGTCAAGACAAAGATCATCGGCAAAGAGACGCCAGAAACAGAAGAAGCTGCCCAGCGCGTCCAAGAGGACATGAATTACCAGTTGACTGAGGTTATGACTGAGTACCGCCCAGAGCATGAAAAACTGCTGTGGTCTTTACCCATTACCGGCTCGGCATTCAAAAAGGTCTACTACGACCCATCAAAAGGCCGTCAGATGGCTGTGTTTATCCCCGCAGAGGACTTGGTTGTTCCTTATGGCGCAAGGGATATTGAGTCTTCTGAGCGTGTTACCCACGTCATGCGCAAGACCAAGAATGAGGTTTTAAAGCTTCAGGAGTCGGGTTTTTACTTAGATGTTGATCTTGGCGACCCCGGCTATGAGCTTGATGATGTTGAGAAGCAGAAGTCAGAAGAAAGCGGCATGTCTGCTATTCAAGATGATCGCTATCGCATCCTTGAAATGCACGTAGACATTGACCTTAAAGGTTTTGAACACAAAAACGACAAAGGCGAGAAGACGGGCATTGCCCTGCCTTACGTCATTACAGTTGAGAAAAGCACCGCAGAGATTCTTTCAATAAGGAGAAACTGGTATGACGGAGATGAGCTTCACATCAAGCGACAGCACTTTGTCCATTACCAATACATCCCCGGTGATGGATTTTACGGTTATGGTCTTATCCACCTTATCGGGGGATATGCAAAATCGGCTACGATGCTCATCCGGCAATTGGTTGACGCAGGAACGCTTAGCAACTTGCCGGGCGGCCTCAAGTCCCGTGGTTTACGTATCAAGGGCGATGACACTCCCATTCAGCCGGGAGAATTCCGAGATGTAGATGTGCCAAGCGGCTCCATCCGCGACAACATCCTGCCTTTGCCCTACAAAGAACCAAGTCAGGTTCTGTTTGCCTTATTCCAAAACATCGTAGAAGAAGGCCGTTCTTTTGCCAACGGTGGAGATATGAATGTCTCCGACATGTCTGCGCAGGCTCCTGTAGGCACAACACTGGCAATTCTGGAAAGAACCCTGAAGGTCATGGGCGCAGTCCAGTCCCGTATGCACTTCTCAATGAAGCAAGAGTTCAAGCTCTTGAAGGTGATTATTGCTGATTACGCGCCAGAAGATTATGAGTACGAGCCAGAAGAAGGTAGCCGTGCCGCCCGTAAATCTGATTACGACAGCACTGACGTTATCCCCGTCAGCGATCCCAACGCTTCAACAATGGCGCAGAAGATTGTCCAGTATCAGGCAGTGCTTCAGTTGGCACAAGGCGCACCCCAGTTGTATGACATGCCTTTATTGCACCGTCAAATGATTGAGGTTCTTGGCATCAAGAATGCCAATAAACTGGTCAAGACAGAAGATGATCAGGTTCCTACCGACCCAGTTCAGGAAAACCAAAATATCCTGACGGGGAAGGGCGTAAAGGCATTCTTGAACCAGAACCACGAAGCACACATTCAGGTTCATATGATGGCAATGCAAGACCCCAAGATTGCCCAAATCATTGCCCAAAATCCCCAAGCGCAGATGCTACAAGCCGCAATGCTTGCGCATATCAATGAACACACCGGCTTTCAGTATCGACTTGAGATTGAAAAGCGCATGGGTATGCCCTTGCCAAGCGAAGATCAAACCAAGCAAGTGCCACCAGAAATGGCTGATCACATTGCCATCATGGCAGCAGAAGCAGCCAAACAACTGTTCCAGCAACACAGCCAAGAAGCCCAGCAGCAACAGGCTCAGCAACAAATGCAAGATCCTATTGTTCAAATGCAAATGCAAGAACTTCAGATCAAGCAAGGAGAATTGCAGCTTAAGCAGCAAAAACAACAGATTGACGCAGCAGCAAAAGCTGACCAAATCCGGATTGAAGAGGCTCGTATTGCGGCGCAAAAAGAGATTGCAGCTATGCAAGTATCGGCAAAAGCCGCCGAGAGTAAAGATCGTTTAAACAAACAAATGGAACTAGATGGATCACGCTTGGGCGTGGACATTGCCAAACACCGAGCACAAATGTCGGTGCAAGCCGCGCAAAGAAATGCGCAACAACTTCCTAACAAACCAACGAAAGGTTAAGTATGGATGCAACTCGTGTCTTACAACACGTGCGAAAAGAGCTAGAAAACATCCGCCATGAGCAAGTGGAGTTTTTAGCCAGTGGAAGAGTAACTGATTTTGCCGAGTATCGGCACGTCTGCGGGGTGATTCGAGGTCTTGGTCACGCAGATGGTTTTATATCCGACCTTGCGAAAAAAATGGAGTATTCCGATGACTGAATTTGATGTTGAGGCGGTTGATCTGTCTGGCATTTTGAACACATCTGCTGAACAAAAAGCCAAACAACTACCTGACCCCACGGGTTTTATGCTGCTTACCGTCGTACCAGAAGCAATGGAAGAGTATGCAGACAGCGACATTGGGATTGTTAAGTCCACCCAAGCAATCTGGAAAGAAGAGATTCTGACCCCTGTGCTTTTTGTTGTAAAGCTTGGCCCAGAAGCTTACAAGGACGCAACTAGGTTCCCATCAGGAGCGCGTTGCAAGGTTGGTGACTTTGTCATCGTCCGCCCCAATTCAGGAACCCGCCTGAAGATTCATGGTCGTGAATTCCGTCTCATCAATGATGACTCGGTTGAAGCGGTTGTGCAAGATCCCCGTGGCATTACACGAGCAGCATAAGGAGTAATACATGGCAACACAAATCGAAAACGATACATATGAGTTTCCTGATGAGAAGGAAGCAAAAGCCTCGGAAGAAAAGTTTGAGGTAGAAATTGAGGATGACACGCCTGCGGCTGACCGAGGCCGGAAAAGCGCCCCTATAAACGAGCCGGAAGACGAAGAGCTTTCGCAGTACAGCAAGGATGTACAAGAGCGCGTCGGAAAACTCAAGCGCGGCTACCATGACGAACGCAGAGCCAAAGAAAAGGCTGAACGTGAGCGTCTGGCAGCAGAAGAGTTTGCGGCACAGGTGTATGAGGAAAACAAGCGTTTAAAAGGACAACTCAAGTCCGGCAGTGAAGTTTTCATTGAGCAAAACAAGTCTACAGCCCAGATGTCTCTGGACGCAGCCAAGAAACGCTACAAAGAAGCCTATGAATCTGGCGACTCTGACGGTGTTGCTGAGGCTCAAATGGAAATTACTAAAGCCACTCTTAGGATCGACAGGGCAGAACAAATGCGCCCAATTGACGAGCCCGAAACTTTTAGACCAGCACCTCAGCAGCCTGCTCAAAAAATGTCGCCAAGAACCCAGCGATGGGTTGATGCTAATTCTTCGTGGTTTGGTGCAGACGAAGAAATGACAATGGCGGCTATGGGCCTTGACAGGAAACTGAAAAAGGAATATGGTGACGACTATGCAGGTACTGAAGAGTACTTCCAAACCATCGATAAAACGATGCGCAAAAGATTTCCTGAGAACTTCGATTCTCAGCGCCGTGAGGATGATGACACCTCTAATACGTCATCAGAATCGGATGAGGAACCCCCTCGCCGCGCCAAACCAGCTTCTGTTGTAGCTCCTGCTACACGTAGCACCCCTCCAAATCGCATGAAACTAACAGCATCTCAGGCCACCATTGCGCGTCGGCTTAATGTGCCTATGGAAGAGTATGCGAAAGCGGTAGCAAATTTAAGAAGGAATGCTTAACATGGATCAAGTACAAGTGTCTGACAAGACAAATCGTAAGCCCCGTGACCTTGAGGCTCGTCAAGAGATGCAACGACCAACGTCGTGGCGTTTACCTGATGCCCTACCTTCTCCTGATGATCGGCCCGGTTGGTCGCATCGCTGGGTAAGAACAAGCACACTGGGAACAAGTGATCCATCAAACATTTCATCTAAATTTAGAGAAGGGTACGAACCCTGCAAAGCAGATGAGTATCCGGAGCTAATGATGCATGCTTCCCATGAGGGGCGCTTCAAAGGCAACATTGAAGTTGGTGGGTTGATTCTTTGCCGAATTCCTGCTGAGTTTATGGATCAAAGGGAGGCCCATTTCTCCCGCCAGAACAAAGCGCAGATGGATTCAGTAGATAACACCTACATGAAAGACAACGATCCACGGATGTCAAAATTCGCGGAACGCTCGTCAAAAGTAACATTTGGTACAGGT